GCATCGTCGTCGGGCGGTGGTGTGCCGCCGGGCGTAACGGGCGTTGCCTGGGGCAATACGCCCGGTCCAAGGTTGGCCGGGATTCCCAGCTTGGCGCAGTAGGCGATCTCCTTTGCCCGCTGGGAGACGCCGACCTTCCAATCCAGACCCTTCTTGCCCCATTCCTCCGCAAGGTTCGTGGTGTAATCGCCGAGCTTGGTAGCCTGGGCGCTGGCTTCCTTGGCGGGATCGACGTGCTCGTGGTTGTCCCAGAACCACTGGTGGGGATGGTCAGACAAGGCCCTTGCGGCGATGGGCAGATAGTCACTGACCAGGATCGCCTCGGCGAACCATGCCTCAAATATTCGGTCGAGCACCAGTTCTTCGCATTCCAACTGCTCGATGCGAACCATGCGGAAGTACGTTTGATGGTCAAGCCGGCCGCTGGCGTAGTTGTAATTTGAAGAATCGCCGGCGGCGATGTTGTACGGGACGCCCATGCAGCGGGCGTACTCTCGTATCAATTCACACTTGAACATCTGATAGGTGGTGGCCGGGTGCTTGGGATCGGTCTGGCCAAGCGTCCAGCCCTCCGGCAGGGTCGTCGCCATGTTCCGGGATAGCTCGAAGCTGTCGCCGGGCACGGTGGCGGCGGCGCCGTTGGCGGGCGCGTTGGTCTGCATTACGAGGGCGAAGTTGGCCGCCGATTCCGCCGCATCCAGCGTCGCCAGCGTGAAACGGCGAAGCTGTGACAGGATCGGCAGGCCGGGTGTGATTTCGGGAATGCCGCGATGCTGACCGGGCCTGTCGGCCCGGAACCAGTGGATCACGGAGACGGCGGGATAGATGTCATATTCCCACGGAAAACCGATGGTGCCTGTCCAGTAGATGTAATTGCCCGGATGCACGCGCAGGACGTGATAGCTTTCGGGGTTGCCTTACTGGTCAAGTTTGATCCCATCGACGCAGGGCACACCGTAGAGGCTGATATCGGTCGTGCGCACCTGGTCGGCCTCGACAAGGCGGACATCGAACTTGACCGGGTTATCCAGAGTCGGATTGTTCACCAGCAGGCCGAAGGTCTCGCCATCCTTGCTCTTGGACTTCCGCATTGTGCGGAGCTTCTGCGCGAGGTGGACCTTGCGGCACCAGTTGCGCCAGGCCTCCTCGATGGCGTGGCATAGCGCCTCGTTATTGAGCAGCATGTGCAGCCTGGGGCCGGTCCCGATCACGTCATTGGCGATTGTCTGCACCAGGCCGCAGGCGTAGCAGTTGTTATCGACCTCGTAGCGGGCCCGCCTCCGCAGCACTTCCCGGACGCCAACATTCATCGCGGCATCGGCGGCCATGCCATCGGCCATAAGCCAGTGCCGGCGGGTTTCCTCGGTATATTGGGCGGCGTCGTAGCGGGCACGGATCATCTGCGGCCCATTGATCCGCGACATCGCCAAGGGCGAGCCGGTAGAGACCATCCGCATCGCGGCGGCGACCTGCTGATCCTCGAATTGTTCCTGGGGACTTTGGGGGCGGGGGCGCACGGTGACGGGGACCGGCCTGGACTTTGGCGGGTCGGCCATAGCCGCAAGCGCACTGACGATGTTGTCCGTCGAAAAGCCCATTTTCAGGTCAAACCTCTCGATACCTGCCCGGAAAGCCATTCGGATAGACCGTGCCGGGCTGGATCATTCGCGTAATGCGAATGCCGCCAAGGGGATTGTTCATGGCGGCGACGGTGGCCGCGTACTGGTCGGCCTTGATTTGGTCGGGGATATCGTGCTGGAGGGCCTCAACGCCGTCGGCGCTGGCCCGACGAGGCGAAAGGGCGTTGGTCGCGATCTGGTTAGAGTTGCCTGCCATGATGTTGTCCAAAAAGCTTCCCTAAAGGCGACAGCCCAAAAGAAAAGCCCCACCTCCACACCTGTACAGGTGAAGGTGGGGCTTAGCTTCGTCTCCGAAGGCTCGCGCCCGGCCGGGGCACGTTCCTCTGGGCCGTATTCAATTATCCAAGTGCATATTTACTCGATGTTCCGGGCACGTCAAGGCACATTCCGCCTGCAAGTGCAAATTGTGCCACTAATGGCATTCTTTGGCCAAGAAAGCTAAAAAACCCTTAAATCCGCTCGTGCGTGGGTATCCTTCGGCCGCAGTTGCGGCACACTCGGTAGCGTCGAATCTCGCCTATGCCATCCCTCGTCGCATCGACGCGCAGGTCGCGGCACCCGCACTTGCGGCAGACCAGGCCACGCTCATCCTTGTCGCCGCACAGTTCACTCATTTTGATGGGCTTTCTTTCCTCGCTGTCATCGCTCATCCCGATCTCCGTACTAATGAAGACATTCGGATAGGTTTGCGGTCAACGATTGGTTTGGCGCCCGCCACGCGGCAGCCCAGCATGGAGGCCGCCACGGCGCAGCCGGTAAGACAATCCAGCCAGTGGTTGTCGGGCTTACTGGGCAGGAGCGTCCATTCGTGGACGGTGCGCCCGTGGCCCTGCGTCTCTGTCCACGTCTCGCTACTAGCGATATGCTGGGCGAAAAGCTCGTGTTCTCTGGGTTGCCCGTAGAGCGTGAGGCTGCCGGCATCGCCGGCGGCGGTGGCCAGGGCCGTATGCGTGAACGTCTTCCAGTAGTTGACATCCGATGCCACGTGGGGGAACTCCGCCGTCTTGCTGACATTGGGGATGTACCAGTAATGGCCGATAGTCTCGCCGGGCCGACGTGCGTAGCTGCTCATGGGCTTTGAACCTGCCCGCAAGCCCAGGCCCTTGTAGAGCATCATGGCCGAGCCACCTGCCTTGTGCTTGACGGCGGCCACTATGCCGGGCTTGTAGCCCATGTCCACCAAGAGTCGGTCGATGCGCATGAGCCCCGCGCCACGTTTGAAATCTGTGGCTAAATATATCGCAACGAGCTTGTCGAGGCCGGTTTGAATGGCGGCGTCAGGGCCGATGCCAGGGTAGGTTCGGCCAAGAGTCTTGCGGGCGCCGTCAAGTGCGAAAATTCTGTCGGTCTGCTCGGGGAACGTGCCGTAATCGATAACAAAGCCCGTGAAGTCTTCCTGCCAGGCCACGACGCAATAATACAGCAGCTTATTGTGGACATCGATGAACATGGTCAGCTTCGTGCAGGAAAGCGGCACCGTGCGGCGCTCGCGCCCGTTGGCCTTTTCGCAGACCGTCTGCACGGTCAGCAGATCCCGGCGCAACTCCGACGGCTTAAGCGGTTCGTTCTGGTACTCCGCAAAGAACGCACGTTCATTATCGAACTTGAGGTTCATCGCGCTCTGGATGGCGCTGATTTCACCGTAAGCGGGAAGGTAGCGCTGGGGCCACGCGGCGATCGCGCCGGCATCCATCGCCTCGCGGTGGGCGAGGTAGAACTCCGACGCCTGGCGGCCGTCGCCGTCATTGCGCAGGGATTCATCGCGGATGCGGGCGTATTCCTCCCAGAGCTTTTCATCGGTGGGGAGGCCATAGAGCAACTTCGTCCGCTCACCGTGCCAGGAGGGGTTTTTCTGGCGATTAAGAAGCTGGTCGGCCAGGTCGCCGCCCTGGATCACCGTGCAAGGCACAATGATGCCCAGACGCGCGCCGGGACCGGCCATGCCTTTAATAGCGCCATTGATGATCGATAACCGCTGCTCCGTCTGGAGCGGCGATCTTGCCGATTCATCGGTCTGCGGGTCGTCGCAGATCGCCAGGCTGGGACGCACCTGTCGGCCGTCGCTGCGGACAAAGAGCGGCCCGCGGATGTTGGCGGTTATGCCGGCGACGCGGATTATCGAGCCGGAGCACCTGCTGCCGGGGATCGTGGGCATGATAAGCTCATCAATGCCCATGCCTATCTGCGTGAGGACGCCGTAATATCGCTGGCCGGCACAGCGCCGAGTCTCGCCGCCAAGGCGCCTGATCGGGTAGATCGCCTCGGGATAGTCGGCCAGTAGAAGATCGTTGGTGGCAAGGTGCGCCTTGATGTTGGCCAGAAGCGCTAGCGCCTGGTCCTGATCGCCGGATATCAGGAACACGAACTCGTGCTTGCCCGACAGGATGGCCCATATCACGGCCACCAGGCACAGCGTCGTCTTCCCACTGCCGCGCGGCATTGCCACCGCCAGCGTCTCGCTGTAGCGGACCACGCGCTCGATCTTGGCGATGACGCGCAGGTGATCCTGGCTCCAAGCCTTCGTGAACACGTGGGGAAAGTACGCCTCGCAGAAGAACTGCAACTCCCTGTCGGCGCGGAGACGCCGGGCGGGATCGGCGATCTTGGGCAGGGGCGCGATCTCCTGGCCCGCGAGTGTGATGGCGGAGGACCGCGCCTTGGCGTCCGCCCTGTTCTTGTCGTATGCCTGTTTAGGGTTAGAGGGTTTCTTTGGCATTGTCTTTCGCCTTCTTGGATTGTGGCCGGGGAATCTCGCCCAAGTGCTTTTCAACTATGTCCAGCAACAGGCCAAAGGCCGTCGCCGTATTCTTCACTCCCGCCTGCTTTCGCGCAATCGCCAGCGCGTCAAGCATCCTGTCGTAATCGGTGAAGCGGTTTACCCAGAGTTCGTCGCCAAGGGCCTGCTCCATGATTTTTGCAAAGAGGGCTTCGGCGCGCTTGGCCTCAGGCGGCAGAAAAACTATCGAGACGATGCGGTATTCAAGGGCCATCTCCGACAGGGGATCGAGCTGGGGCGGATTCATTCGGCCAAGCACCACGTCATCCAGGCCGGAATATTCCTTGAGCGCCACGTCGTTAATCTCGTCATAAAGCTCACGGAGGATGGCAAGATCGTCTTGGCCCGCAATCGCGTTGTGCGAAAGCTGGATTGCCCGCTGCTCCTGGGGTGAGAGTTCGCGGGCGCTATAGAGCACAAGGATTTCGGTCAGCTTCGCGTCTTTCGCCGCCTGGACCCTGTGGTTGCCCGAGAGTATCAAGAACCGCTCACCGTTCTTGACAGCAAAGGGCACGCTTGTAAGGCAGCCATCCCGCTTGACGTTGGACACCAAACGCTGATACTGCTCGGCCCGCATGAAGCGGGCGTTCTTTTCCAGCAAGTCGCACTGGCCAATCGGGACCATCGCGATTCGCACGGAGGTTGGCGCAAGCTGCTCGTTCACTTTGCCGAGTGGTTCTGCTTCCACCATTGGAATCCTTCTGTAAGGGACCAGCGCCCCGCCTGGCCCATATAGTTCACCCGGCCCTCGGCGCGACTGTGGACATCGAACAGGCCGCGATACTTCATGCTCACCGGCTTGTCGGTAAAGGCTGTAGTGCCGATCACCTTGATGCGCGTACATAGCCACTGCTCAAGGTCCGTCTGCACAGCCTTGGACAACAGGCAGGCAAGAATCAGCTTGGACAGACGCTTGTGCGGCGTGGGCCGCACGGCGAAATCCGCCATAAGGTACACGTCGCAGGGCAGGAACCCGCGCGGCTGGCTGACGCCAAAGGCGCCAACGAGTTTGCCGGCTGAAAGGACCGCGTAGCTGCGGTCCGGCATGGCCGGCATGATGTGGGGATTGAGATAGACGCTGCGGATGGCGTTCATAACCTTGCCGTCAATGCGCGCCACCTGCGTCGGCTCGACCACTTCATCCGTCAGCGGCGCCCAAGGGTTGCGCCCAAGTTCCTGCCGCGCCAGGGCCAGACGGGACGGGGCGTGATCGCAGTACATGAATACCGGCTTGGACAATAGAGAAGTCTGAACCGTGGCCACATGCTGGGCGGCGAGGGCGGGCTGCTCGCTGTCGCTTGAAATCATCCAGTGGGCAAAGCTGCGCACGGTCTGGCTGAATTGCTCGAAATCCTCCGGGCTGAATACCTGGTAGGCGGGGCGGGGCCAATCAAAGATCGCATCGAGTTTTTTGAACAAACGCTCGTACCCGCCTTCATATGTGGGCGGAAAACTGATGCACACGGCGCCCTTGTCGGCGCTGGCAAGGAATTCACGGCAGTCGCCCGCGAAATACTCCGCGATACGAAGATTGGCGGTGGCCTTCCTGACCCGCTCGACTGTCTTGGCGTGAAGTTCCGGCCAACGCCGCCGGTACTCTCCCCGCATCCGCGCGGCGTATGGGTTGTCGCCGCCGACCTTCAACATCTCGCCCAAGAGCAGCAGCGTGGCGATCAATTCCGGCCCCGGTGAGATGTACGGCTGGAGCCAGTTGAACTCCTGCGCCTTGATTACGAAGGGGCGCGGGGTGCTCGTGAGGTGCCAGCCAAGGGCACACGAGTAGATCGAAACGTCATTGGAGTGGATAGCCTCGACGCCGCACCGGGCCAGGATTCGCTCGACGGTGAAGTTGCCGCTGCAAGCGACATAAACCGGCAGGCCCTTCCAGCCAGCCGCTCGCCCTGAGCCAGGCCGAAGGGCCGCCGTCTCCAGCACCGCCCGCATGTACCGATTGATGCTCCCGATGAACATGATTCCATTGTCCAGGGAGTGTCAAGGGCTCGCTCCGGGAATCATCAAGAACGGCTGATTTATATGGCTGATTTATGCTATTGACGAGGGGGCCAAACATGGTAGACTGCGCATACTTGATATGCCTTTGCCGCCGGTCTCCCCCCGCCGGCGGTCTTGCCGACAGTGGTTTTTCGTCCTCCTTTCCACTGTCGGCTTTTTTGTCTCCACCGCAATCCTTCTGCCGGCTGCTATAGCGCCGCCGTGGCCGTGAGCCACGTCCTCTCGCCTGGTCGGCGAGTGTGCCGGTACACCCGCGGCGCGGGTACATCTCGATCAAAACAACGTTGACTGTGTGCTGCTACTTCCATTATCCGGGTGTGTCAGCCCCTCGACTCTGCTCGGGGCAAGGTGGACCACATCTGCTTTCCAGGCCTGGGCCAACCACTCGGCAAGCACCTTGCGGTGGCACACATTGATATCCCGGCAGGCACACATCAAGACAACTGCCTTGCCGGTGGCATCTTTGGCCAAAAATTCGCGGAGGCGTTTTTCGCCGGTGGGGAGGTCGGCAATCTCGATCTCCGCGAACGTGCCCTTGTAGTTGCGGTTGCCGAACTCTCGGAGCCACACATAGCGGTCGCCCAGGCGATTGTGTAAGACGGCCCCGTTCCATAGGGGTGCCCACCGCGAACGGGGCACCATGCGAACATCTACCAAGACGGCGTCCAGCCGCTCAAGGGCGGCCTCCACGTCTTCAATCTTCCATCCGCTGTATCCAAGTGTATAGATAGTCATGGGGCACCTGCTTTCGCCGAGGCTACGGCGGGCTGGCCCTCTTGGGCGGCAGTGGCCTCTAGCTCCGAAATGCGCTGCGCGGCAAGGCGGGCGTGTTCCCGGAGCGGATAGGACTCGCTCGCCAGGGCCAGAGGCAAGAGGTATTCGCCGATGGCCTCCAATTCTTCGCCTGTCTCGCCGCCATCGGAATCCATAGCCGCCAGGTTGGGCGGACGGTAGAGGCCCGTGAGACGGTTAATCTCTCGCTGCACGTCGAGGGCCTTGGCCAAGTTAGGCCCGCCGCCGTCGGCGCCGGCCCGGATGCACCGACTGTAGAGGTCGTTAAGGCGGGTCAGCGCCGTCCCGAGCAATTCATCCCGGTTATATTCCGCCGCCAGTGTGAGCCGCTTCCGCGCCTCGGCGACTACCGCCTTGACGCTTGCCGGGTCAACATCGAGTTTGGCGACGCAGGCGGTCTCCAGGTCTGCGCCGGCCAGGCCGCTGACCATCCACAACAGCACACGATCTATTGTCGAATCATTCATGGTCTTGATCACAGTGTTCATTGGCTATCCTCCAATCCTAACGCCAGTGTCAAGTGCCCCATAAGCCGGCGGAAACTCAACTGACCCTGTGCCTCTGTCGCACACACGATTTGTTGCACTTTGGCCGGTGCCGGCTGCTTGCCCGTCTCCGCCTTCCATACCGCCGCTGCAAGAGCCGCTGCCGACGCCCGCAGCTTGTCCGCATCCGACTCGAAATTTAGCCGCGTGCATCGGTCAAGGAATCGCTGGCTTAATCGGTCGGCCTCGTTGGTGGTGAAGATGATGACCGTCTTGGCGGGTATCGCCTCCAGCACGTCCAGCCAGATCGTCTCGGCCGGCCGGGCCATGCGGTCGGCTTCATTGGCGATCACCACCTTCCAGCCCGAGCCGTGCCAGGGGCAATTGAACATCTGCTGGTAGGCATCCCGCACGGCGTCGGCTGACTGCTCGCCACTGGCGATTGTCCGCACACCGCCAAATTCCTTCTGCGACAGGTCGCAGCCGAGCGCGCCAGCCAGCGCCAAGGCGGCGGAGGTCTTGCCCGTGCCAGTGTAGCCCTCGAAGATGAAAGCGGCAGGGTAGGGGCTGGCCGCAAACTTCCGCAATGCCTTCACCGCGGCATTCTGGCCCCAGATCGCGTCAAGGCTGGTCGGCCGGTACTTTTCAATGAGCGAACCAACTTGGCCGTTCACATGGAGCGACGGCATGGCGCCCGCCGGAGCCATTGGTTCGGCTTTGCTCACCACAGGGGAATAAAGCATCGTCCAGAGCCGCTGCCAGGGCAAGCCCGCCTCGCGGGCGAGCTTGCCGAGGCTTTCACCGGCAGCGCGTCGCCGCCGGATCGTGTCGAGATCGGGGATTTCTAAAGTAGTCATGGTTGCTCCTTCTCATTTTCTTGTGCATGTTCGCTTCTAAAGTGACGCCCGGCCGCGCCGTCGGCGCCGTCGTAATCCAAGCCATTCTCACTCGCCCAGTGGCGAAGGTCCGTCAGCAAGTCCACTAGGAATTCTTGGGGCGATTGGGATATGGCGCTCTCCAGGTCGCGCGCTCGCGGCTCCTGGGTCGTGACAAAGGCGTCCATAGCCGTTGCCGCATCCTGTGCGCGTTCTTTATTTGTCATGGTTTTTCTCCAGGCGATCAACCAGCACGGCTGATTGCCCCAAAGGGTCATGTGTCTCAAGGTCTTTCAAGGTAATAAGTCGCCATTGGCCGGCAGCTTGAAAGACGAAAGCCGCCTCGAAATCCTTGCCGAAAACCTTCTCCCATTCCTGCATCTGCTCCACCTGGTCTGCCGTGGGGCGGCGGGTAATGACCAGCACCAGTAAGTTAGGCCCGGTGCTGCTGTAAACCAGGTAATCGAACGTCCCGATGCCCGAGCCGCCAAAGATCGCCTTGCGCGCTTCCGTGACGGCCACGTATGGCCAGCCCTTGTCGCGCAGGTGCTTTTCCAGTTCCGGCACAAGCGTCTTACGGCCCTGTGCGAGTTGGTTCCATTTCAGACGTGGCGGCTGCACCGGCATGGCCCGCTGCGGCGCGGGCCGTCGAAGATAGGCGGCTACGATCTGGTCAAGTTGCTCTTGGACCGCCACGGCATCGCCTGTCGTTTCACCCAACTCAATCGCGGCCAGACGGTCCTCCAGGTCGGCGAATTCCTGATTGTTGTCCGACAGCCATTCGAGCGCCGCAACATGCTCGTCCGCCGTGACGCCGAACCGTTTGTAATGGTCGAGCGGGTTCGCCGGGGGTGGCGGGAGTGCTGGCGGCTGGCAGCAGTAGTTACCGAGCGGGGTATCGGGAGGCAGGACGCCATCGAACAGGTCGTATTGACGTATGGAAGTAGTCATGGTCAATCCTCCGTTTGGAGCATGATCGTAAGGACTGGCGCCGCCGTGTCACCTGGGCCGATGAGCGCCCATAGGCAGACGGTCTCATGCTTACCGTCGCCCTTCACGTCCACGGAGACCTTGAAATGCACCCGGTCGGTATCCCTGTGGGACCGGATGGCGAACCTTAATAGCGTAAGCACGTCCCATAGTCGGCCCTTGGTGCTTTGGCCCGAGGGAAATGCGAACTCGCCATCATGTTCAGTGGTGCCAGCCAGCACCGTATCGTGGAATGCCGCCGCGGTCATGGCGATAGGTAGCTTGAATCCGGCTTCCTGGCACAGCAGCTTGGTTTCACCATCCGCCGTCAAGTCCACCAGCACGCCATCCTCGATAGCCTGCTTGCGGCTGTAGGTGGAAACGGCCTCGAAGCCCTCCCCCGGATTGGCGGGCTTGGGGTCTGCTGGCGGGGTGCTTCCAACGAAGGCCGTAACGCCTTCGGGGAGTCCGGTGATCTCCTGCTGCTTGAATCCGGACGCCTTCAATGCTTCTTCCATGTCAACGTCGATAGGATAATTGGAATTACTTGGTTTGATATTCTCACACATGGCAATGCTCACTTTCTTCCGCCGCTTGGCGGTTCTTTTGGTTTGGGGAGTGAGGCGCTCACACGTGGAGCGCGTCATTTTCTTTGAGATTGGCCGAGTTGCGGAGCCAGGATATAGCCCTCTCCCGGCTGTTAATGTGGGTCTCGGCCAGGTAATCAATTCCGGCCCGGTCTGCCGCCGGAAGCGTGTCAGGATGGCCCATGCAGTCGTCCAACGTGCCGGGAATGTGCCGGGCCAGGCCGTACAGGGCAACCAGCCGGGCGTAGGCGATCTCCGCCAAGGCGACCGCAGCGGAGCCGATATCCAAAGGCATGTCCGACCGCTTGACCGTGTACCGGCTTACGACTAGGCTGCTTGCGCTGGACATGCGCCTGATCGTCCAGAACGCGACGATTTCGACGTTGACGCCGCGTTGCGTGAGGATGTCCGCCAGTGCGACGGCAGCGGCGCCACGCCACAGAAGATGTTGGGCACGTTGGCTGGCATCAACGGTGAGATTGACGCCGATGGTCACAGAGCGGCGGGGCTGATTCTCCCGAGTCATCCGCTCCCAAGGCGTCATGTTGCGGGTGAGAACCTGTTCGGCATTGAGTTCATCACCCCATTCCTGATTGCGGGCAACCCGACGCCGACTGGACTGTGGCGGGCAAACTTCGGACATCAAGGTCGCCCGCATGTCTTCGACCGCTTCAATTAACTGCCTGGGCGGATTCTCTATCGTGGACAAGAGTTTCGCCTTCGTATAGCGATTGGCCCACGAATCGTAACCGGTAGTGTGCGAGGCAATCCGCTCTGCGATCATCATGCGGTTGCCTTCGTTCTGGGCGTAATCGGCCATGGAGTCAATCACGGCCTCGCCGACCGAATCAAAGGTGATCCGGTCGATACCGTCAAGATCACGAACAACTGGGTTGCGGGGTGTCGCTTGGCCCTGTGTCCGGTGGAAGCGGTTTTTGATCCTACGCATACTGCACCGCCTCTCCGACCTTGGCGATCTCATCCCGCGTCCAGTCTTGGAAGTACCGGGCCTTGACATCATCCAGCGTCTTGCCGGCCTTCATCGCCTTGGCCGCCTGTTCAATGAGGCGGGTAGAGGCGATACGACGCAGGCGATAGGTGGCGATCTTGATGCGAAGCTCACGCACCCAATCGAAGACCTGATTGGCGTCCGACTTGGGCAACGCCACCTTGAGAATGTCGTACTCCAGGTCGGTATCGTAGTTTACAAACAGCTTGGACAGGACAAAGCGATCGGTTGTGGCACCGTCGAGTGCGTTGCGTCCGACGTAAACCATGTCACCGCCACGGCCATAAGTGTTGCCAGCCGTGAAGATGATCGTCTCGGCATGGCGCTCGATCACTTCGCCCGTGACCGGGTTGCACAGCATCCCATTGGCCAGGGCCGCGTTGACGGAGACCATGACATTGCCGTCGGCGGCATCAACTTCATCGAACAGGAAAACGCCACCGTTGCGGTAGATGCGAATGAACGGCGACTCAACATAAGCCCAGGAACCATCCGCCTGCGGCAGCATCCGGCCGAAGATATGGGTTTCGGTGACGCCAGCGGAAAGACTGATGAAAGCGAATTGCCGCTCAAGGGCCTTTGCAACGTGCTTGACCAGCGTGGTCTTGCCCGTGCCTGCCGGCCCGACAAGCATGATGTTGTTGTGCCCTTCGGACACGAGGCCCAGGACTTCATTGAACTGCCTGTGCGTCCGGTCAGACAGGGTGACGGTCTTGATGTCAGCCGTAACCCCTGACACCGCCGGAAGCATCTCCTTGGGCTGTGTGCTGACCATCAAAACCCAAAGACGCTGCCAGGTCATGCCGGCCTCGCGGGCGAGGGTTTGGAGGCTTTCGCCGGCGCTGCGTCTTTGATGAAAACTTGCCAGAGTTTCAGGACTGATGGTAGAATTAGTGGCGATCATAGAAGACCTACTTTCTGTGGTCGGGCCGAAGTGGTGGTGATAACACCGCTTCGGTCAATTTTGTTGTGTGGAAATTGGCCCCAACCTATGGGGCCTGTCTTGCACTTCATTGCCAATATGGTTGTTCCCAAGGGCTGGTCCCCCTTGTGGTTGTTCCTCTTTGGCCGCATATCGTCGGGGCGTGGTCGGTTGGAAGATTCAGTTCGGCCCGGTTGCCCGGATTAGCCACCATCGGCTCCCCTTGCAGACAGCCTCTGGAGTTACCAGCGCTGAATCGTCGTCCCCGTCGTATCCCGTTTTGGTTGTCAAATAGCCTATATGTAACTTGATGATATAAGTATAAGGGCCGCAACAACTTATGGCAACTAAATAGCGGGAAAAGCGAAAGATTTTTGGCGGCTCTAAGTATATGTAAGTTATTGATTTACAGCGACTTAGGAAAGATTTTTGAAGATTTATTATATAACGCCAACCGAATATGATGGGGAATTGGTCAAGCCTGTCGGGGTCGGCCCACTGGCGAGATTGCCAACTTGGGGCCTGGCGACCTGGGCGAGCAGTGGGGCCTCCGAGGGTCGAAAACCGGTCCAAACGGTCGGCGGAGGTAGTCGTAGGTGCATGTCGGCGGTTTCGAGGCAAAGCGGCACAATGGACGGCACCGACTCTCACGGGCAATGCGGCTATAAATCCTTGCCATTGCAGTACTTAGCCAGCGTCGGCGACCATCGAACTGCGTGCCTTTTTGGTTAAAACAAAGAATAGTGTACCGGGGAAGTGTTCCCGCCTGGGGAGCACGCTCACTGGGTCTCTCCAAGGACCCGCACGCTCTCCGCAGCCCACTCCACCGCACACACAGCATGCGCGCTCTGCTCGCCGCGCCGCGCTCGCGCCGACCTCCCGCTGCCACGACGCGGCAACCACCTTCGTATGCGGCCATGCCGCTTGACTTGATCGGCATAGTTGTCCACACGGACCTCGACCTCCGCCTGGACAGCCGGATCGCGCAATCGGCTATCCGGGCCAATGGCATCTTCCGGCGCCGGCCGATGGGCCTTGTCCACGCTCTTGTGCCGTGGCATGGCTCAACCTCCCTGGCGGCCAGATTTGCCGTCAGCCTTGGTGGTGCCTTCTGTGGCTTGGTCTGCCATTAGGCGACGGATGGCTTGGGCCTTCTCGTCTGGCGATAGCGGCAGGGCGGCGATCATGGCCAGGGAAGCGGCGAAATCTGGGCTTGGAGCGGCGTGGACAGACGGTTTAGGGGCTACTGCACCGGATTCTGCACCGCCTGTCTGAAAATCAGTGGGAACAGGCCTGATTTCAACGTTGTTCGATTCCCCTTGGGTATAGTCTAGCGGGCCGGTGCTCATGCGCCGGCCCGCATTGTTGCGCAGCAAGATGCAAATCCCCCTTGTTTTCCGGCCTGTTCTAACGGTCTCGCGGCGTGCCGCAGTTTTTGCTGCGCTTTGCTGCACCGCAGGCTGCACCGTCTCCGGGCCGTCAACTGCCGGGGCCGGCCTGGAAACCGCCTGCGCCGCCAAGCTGGAATGGACCCCACGCAGGTCAAGGCCGTCACGCCATCTACCTGGCCCCAATGCAGTAGAGCGTGTACTCGCCACGATAGTACATTCGATCTCCTTCGAAGATCGGTTCGGTGGAGGTGGCTTCCTGGTGCGGGGGTCCGGCGGGAGCGAAGCTCTCGATGCGATTCTTGGCAACCTGCTTGAACGTTCGGCCGGGCTCGATCACGATGCACGTGCCCTGGTTGCCCCAGATGTATATGTACTTGCCGGCGAGCGTCGGGCTGGAGGATGAGCCGCCTTTCAAGGCCCCGGCGCCCACGTACGGCATGAAGACTTCCAAATCGAGTTGCTTCTGGTAGGCGACCTCGCCCTTGGCCATGTCCACCACGGTGAGGACCCCGAAATCATTGAGGCAGTAGAGCAGCCCCTCGTGCAACAGAGGCGAGGCGCAGTAGAACGACTCGTAATAGTAGGGGAATTTATCGACGTCGAAAGGCGCCTCGGAGACGATCTCCGGCACGAACTTATCGCCCTGCAATGCCGGTATCTTGAATGACATCGCGCCGCCCTGGTTATGAACGACCAGATAAATCACGCCGTTGTCGACGACCGGCGAGGAGATGCTGTTGCTGTAAAGGTCGGTCATCTTGGACTTGAGCTTCCTCACTTGGGCCATATCCATCGAGAACATCGCGCCGTCCGAAATGCGCACGAAAGTGTTGTTGACGTAATACACGCCCTTCTCATTGCCCACGGTCAGGACGCAACCGGTGCCAAAGAATTGCGCCGGCTTACCATTGGCCGACATCTTGCCGGGACGCTCGAGAATCACCTCGCCGGTCTTGGCATCCAACTCAATAAAGGTGCTGAAGCACACGATCAGCTTCCCGTCAACAAGCAGGGGCGAGGTGGCATATCCGTGTTCGACCATCGCGTGATTGACCACTCTCATCCATTTGCGGTTGCCTTGGAGGTCATAGCAGGCGACGATTCCGGTGCCGAAGAGCGCATAGACGCAGCGGCCATCGGTCACCGGAGTGCAGGGTGTCCAGCCCGCCTCGCAGCCCCAGGTGGCGGGGTTGTTGTACTTGGCCTTGGAGACCTGGCCCATGCCTTTGAATATCTGCCCTTCCATAACGGTGCGCGTGTCCTTTTCGAGCGCCGGGGGCTTCCATGGCACCACGCAATCCGCCTGGTCTAATTGTTTCACTTTTTCGGCCAGCGGGTCCAGTTGGGCAAATATCTCCGGGTTGGCTTTGCGTTCCTCGGCGGTGGCAAAATCGTAATAAGTTAGCGAATGGATCCAAAGAATCTTGCCGTCGCTCTTGTTGAGGCAGACGAGGCTGCCGCCTTCGGCCGTGAAGAAAATCTTGTCCCCGACAATCACCGGCGCGCTGGTGCCGCCCGACGGCATCGGGGTCATCCAAAGGATGCCGTGGGTTTCATAATCGGTCGTTTTCTCGCCGTAAAGGCTGCCCATGAACCACCAGCCCCGCCTGGTCGCCAATGTCCTTGCGTTGAGCACCAGCAGCCTGTTCCAGCCTTTCTTGAGCGGCAGCACCAGTCGGATGCCGGGCCCGAGGTCGATATTCTTGCCGATATCGTAGATCGCCGCCCCGTTGAGCCAGACCCGCAGCATTCCTTGCCCCTGGGACAACAGATTAAAGGCGACCGGCTGGCCCGAGGGTGAATAAATGTAGGTGTGTGCATAGGCCATGAATCCCTTTTTCTCAGGGGCAAGACCGGTAACGGCGCACAGGTCCAGGCAGCTTGTTTCCAGGTTGACCGGTTTCCATTTCAGGTCGCCGGTCTTCTGGTCAGCGTCGGGCGACAAGTCTTTAGTCTCCAGCAGCAAGTCCTCGGGCGTCTGGTCCTCGGGGATCGCAATGGGCGCCAGCACGAGCCATCGGCGAATGACTCCGTCGGGGATAGCGCTATCCTTGGCGGGCGCGGCGTCGTCCTTGGGTTTGCCGGCCTGCGCTGACAACTCCTTGACGCTCTTGGCGACGCGGCCCCAGTTTAGTGGCGGATTGGCGTCGGGGTAGCGCCCGTTGCCATCGCCCCGCCAGCCAACCGTCTTGGCCGGCGACGTCGCCGGAACTGGTTGCGCAGACATTGCCGAACATGTCGCCAACACCGCCGCAACACCTGCCATCACGAGTCTCTTTTGCAGAGCTTTCATAACAAGTGGCCTTTCATCGCCTATGGCGGATAAACAGGGGCGCCTCTCACCCGCTGGAGCGACCCAAGCAGGATCTTCGCACGATGATCCATAATACCCAAATGCCCGCGGGCGCAAAATGGGCTCTGTCTCTATTAACCCGGGATTTCCCCAATGGCCGGCGCAGCCGGTTGCATCGTGACGCCCAGAGTATTTGCCCCCGTCGAAATCGACGGCAGGATTGTTGGCCCAAGGCTTGTGTTCCGAGTAGCATATGGGGTCTATGTCGGATCAGAAGCGTTGTGTTCCATCTTATTGCAAGTGGCCGGTGTCATTAAACACTAAACATAGAGAGATGTTAACATGGCGGAGAAGATAGTCTTCAGCGAGAAAGACAAGGCGGTGCTCAGGAAGCTTGGGGAGTGGAAGGCGAAGACCGCCCAGAGCCCCGAGAACAAGGAGAAGATTAAGGCTTGGAAGGAGCACGACAGCGGCGTGCCCGGGGCGCGCGTGATGGTGCGTTGTGAGACCTGGTATACGCAGGAAGACGTTAAGCCTGTGATGGATAAGGACCTCCAATGCGAGCACCCGCTGGCCCGCGCGATCGAGCAGGACATCAGGGTCAGGATGTTTGAGATCGAGAACCTCAAAGAGGACAACTTCGTCCTCCCCTACGTGGCCTACGCTCCGCATATCGAGACGAGCAATTTCGGCATAGAGAACACCATCGAGCGCGACAAGGCGGGAGGGCTCGGCTTCCATTATACCCCGCAACTTAAGACGCTCGACGACTCCGAATTCGCGAAGATACACCACCGCACCAGTACCTGGCGCAAGGACATTGATGACAACAAGCGTGAGGTGCTGGAGGATGTGTTCAAGGGCATCTGCAAGGTGCGCCGCCGTCTGCACGACTGGCAGCTCACCTGCGCGATGACCAGCATCGCGTTCGATTTCGTCGGCCTGGACGGGTTCATGATGCTCCTTTACGATAACCCGGGTGGCGTCAAGAGGCTCATGCAGTTCATACACGACGACCACGTAATGTTCTTCGACTTCCTCCAGAACAACGACCTCCTGTCGCTCAACAACGAGGACGACTACATCGGTTCGGGGTGCCAGGGATGCTCGGACAACCTCCCGGCGAAGGATTTTGCGGGCAAGGTGCGCACGAAGGACATGTGGCTCTATACCGAGTCGCAGGAATCCGTGAACATCAGCCCGGACCACTACGGCGAGTTCGTCTTCCCGCATATCAAGGACCTGGCCGAGCGTTTTGGCCGCGTGTATTACGGCTGCTGCGAACCGGTCAACCCGATGTGGAAGTACGTCAGTACGATCAATACGCTCCAGCGCGTGTCGGTCTCGCCGTGGGCGAACGAGGAACTGATGGGCAGGTATTGCAGGGAACGCAAAGTGGTCTACTCGAGAAAGCCCAGCCCGAACTTCTTTATGGCCCCCAAGTATGATGAAGGCGCCGTTAAAGCGTACGTCGAAAAGACCGTGGCATGCGCCGAAGGCTGCCGGCTGGAGTTCATCCAGCGGGACGTTTACGTCACGAACAACGACCCATCGCGCTTCAGGAAATGGGTCGAGCTGGTCAGGGAAGCGGCGACGAAGCACAAAGGGTGAAAACCCCTCCGCCCCCGGGTCTGCCTACCGCGCGCGGGCCATAAATTGATTTTCCCGTCAGTGTTAGGACGCTGTCGCTGTCAGCGTATCTCTCCGACCTCCCGGGTCCCGGCTGGGCAATGGTTTTTTTGGGGCTTGCAAGTGACGGGCCGGCACGTAATATAAGTTGCCGAGCGAGCTCATCATCTGGGGATGGCCGCCGTTTGCCATGCGGTCATCCGCGTGGACGAAGGAGCGAGTGATGCGTGTCAAGGATGTCACGTCAAGGGGCTTGAAGTACGTCCGCAACCACCGGTTTTTGTGTTTTGCATGCCTGATTCTTACCATCAACCTGCTGGGCTTGGGGCTGATCCGGCACGAGCTTTTGTCCGCCCGTCCGGGGCGGCTTCGCGTGCTGGCGGCCTTGCCGTCGGGTTTTGTTGACAAGGCGGATCGGCTCGTGCTGGAGCTCGATGATGCGGTGGGCAGGGGCGACCAGTTAGGCAAGCCGCTGGCCAAGAGCCCCTTTGCCATCACGCCGGCGGTGGCGGGGCACTGGCAATGGGGCGCGCCCCAGCGCCTGGAGTTCCTGCCCGACAGGCCTTTGCCGGCGGGGCGGCTGTTTTCCGTGCAGGCGGCGGCC